CGACAGTAAGCCAAGCTTCTTATAATCGTCTGCTTTCATTTCGAAATTGGTTGCAAAAATGCCGTCATCCCCCTCCACAAACCCTTCGCCCGAACCTCCATGTAAGTGACATATATACTTGAACAACATGAGGTTGGTGAAGCCATTCCCCAGCGACGTGCACATGTCACCGGACATCCGTCGTCCCATGACTGTGCATCCTATACCGACGCTGGTGTGCAACTTATTTCTGCCGGTGATGACTTTCACTATAAAATCTGCATCATCCGGGTACCTGCTCAGAACGTGTTTGTAGAGCTGACCTTCGCACACCCTCATAAACTTGGGCTCGAAGTGACTCTCAAACGCTTTGAAATCGTTCTCATAATACCTAAGGCAGGTGTCATTGGCCTTGATTAAGGCAGGTCTCTTTGGAATGGGTACGTGCTTTATAAAAGCTGGGTTTTTGTACAATTCTTCCTCGATAGCGGAGAAGAATCTTCCTGAGTACGCTTTGAAAGCGTCATGGCGTGAATTGATCCAACGCGCCTCTTTAAACTCAGGGTAAGCTTCTAATTTTATAAAACTATCTACATGCGAACAGCGCCGTACTGACGGTCGCTGGTACCTGTTCTCCAGGGCTATCTTCGCAAGCTCCGCGCGGCGTTCCATAGTATAAGGAGTGCCCGCAAGCCATAGGTCAAAATCCTTGACCCACACCGGATTAACATTCTCCACAAGCCATGACGATACGAAATTAGAAAAATCGTGGAGAAAGCCAGGATCAAATTGAGGAATATCCCTACATAACCGTTTCCTAATACCTCTAACAATGGTCTCAGGGTGATAGCGATCCACACTAAGTGGGGCATAACCAGGTACAGAACCAAAATTAAGGCGGCGAAAATTGATGGAGCGGCGGCGGCTAACAGTAGTAGGCAAAATAGACACTGCTCCAGAGTCAATGAGTGAACTAACGGGGTATTCAAGACCGATTTCACCTGGGCGCAACCCAACTGCGTAGACCTTAGCATTGATATGGTAGAGGTCTGTGCCTGATCGTTTAACGCGTTGACGTACGACACTGGATCGCAGAGAAGTTGGGGCGGTTGCACCCTCGCACAGTTTAACTGATCCTGTGCAACACCTGACACTAACAATTCAGACCCAACTTGATAGCTATGCTGGGCAGCATCTCTAACGGGCAATGATGTGAGTCTGGCCAACTTGGACTTCGTATTGGTCTGCACTATATCCAAGTTGGTCTTTAGATTATAGTCTTCGATTACCTCCGTGAGCATGTGTGGGCAGAATTCAATCCTCTGCTCCTCCCAAAAGGGGGCTGTGAGCATGTCTAGAAGATGCTCAACCCCGTGGGCTGCTCGCTCAATCGGATGCGTCATCCAGGTATCATTTGCCGCGGCACCTTCTCCGAAGATCCGAGCTATGCCGTGTCTGGCGGACTCTGCTTTCAACAACGTCCTGTCCAGAATCGCCATTCCTGTATCTGGTTTCAATACCGTGGAATGCACTTCACCCACCACTAATGACTGGTGGATTACCGGGATGGGCCTCTTGGAACTGGTTCTGATCTCCTGGGTCATCTTTTCCAAGTGGTAAGCTATGCCATGCACTTTGGCCGGTGTGCCGTGTGCAGCATAGGCGGCAACAACCTGCTTTGCTGTGGGGTGTATGCCGTCTAGGGGTAGCCTGTTGTCGTTTATGATCTCCACGTCAACATCCGTCATTCGTTGTCGAACAACGGGTCCTTGCTCAACTGGCGCGTCCTCAGATTCTGCTTGAGTTGAGCTGTGCTTGGATGAGACGCTAAATACTTCGTCTAAGGCATCCATGGTGCTGTCATGCGAGGCGTGTAATGTCTTCTCTACTACCTCGCAGGACTCGCCCCGCCCCTTATTGAGAAACCGCTTCAAGTTAATCGTTTGTGATTCGCGTTTCTCTGCGGCCCTCTGGTTCTTTCCGGGCCTTGAGCCAGGCTTCCTCTGTGGTCCAGGGTTTGGCTCTACACCTGCTCTAAGGAGAGCAGTCTCTATTACCTGTGAAGGTTGAACTTCTACTACGGTTTCCAAGAACTGAGGCATGTCTTCTTCTGCCTCATGCACTGGGTGACTGTGCGTTTCAAAGTCTCGAGAACTGAGACCGATCGACCTGAGCGCCTTCTCCTCCCTACGTATCATGCCCAAGGTGCTCTCTGTGAGCATGGTACGTGGCACACTGACTGGGTGGTCTGTGCCTGTTCGTTGTCGCTTGCACCTGGCAAAGAAAGCCTTCTGCTCTCTAGCCAGTCGTTTCTCGGAGTTTCCTTTCCTCTCCGAAAAACCCCTTTCCTGATACTCACGCTTCTTGGCAGCAACTGTTTTATGAGCATCAGTCTTAGCATGGGCGCGCTTCGTAGTGTATGTTAAACGCGCCTCCTTCTTCATTGCGGAACACCACTCTTCCGCTTGAGTTTCACTAATATCACAGGGGGTTTGGATTTGGGGGTAATTAAGCTTATCCATAAGTGCGACTGCTCGAGGTTGGGGAAGATTACGAACAATAATCTGTAACATTCAGATAGCAACCCCGATGGCTTGTGCTGCTTCGGTGAACCGGAGTTCACCTATTAGAGCATTCGCCCGGGGCGCCTTCCCGCCCGGCAACCCTTCCGGGGTCACCTAGACCAGATCTCTTCGTGCTTTACGCCGATTCCACTTTGTCGCGCATTCACAGCAACTAGCTCTGTTCCGCTTGTGAGCTCCGGTATGTCGCCTGTCGACGGCGAGTCCGTGCATCACTCCACTTCGGAGAGTTGTGTTGGTGTTTGC